GTAGATGTTCATCAATTTACGATGATTCCTAAGGCCGATATACCTCGGTCGTCATTTGATTGTCAATCAACACATAAAACTACATTTGACGCTGGATATTTGGTACCCGTATACGTAGATGAGATGCTACCTGGAGATACATTTCGGTTGAATATGACGGCATTTGCCCGTCTTAGTACTCCTATTTTTCCAATCATGGACAACATGCATTTGGACAGTTTCTTTTTCTTTGTACCAAACAGATTGATTTGGTCCAATTGGCAAAAATTTATGGGACAACAAGCGAATCCATCGGATTCGATTTCGTATGTTGTACCCCAACAAGTATCACCAACTGGTGGATACGCGATAGGATCGTTACAAGATTATATGGGTTTACCCACAGCGGGACAGGTGTCCAATACTGGAACGGTATCCCACTGCGCTTTCTGGCCTCGTGCGTATAACTTGATTTGGAATGAATGGTTTAGGGACGAGAATTTACAAAATTCCGTAACAGTTGATACAGGCGATGGTCCTGATAACGTAGCGAATTATACATTATTGCGTCGAGGTAAACGCAAAGATTACTTTACAAGTTCTTTACCATGGCCACAAAAAGGTGCATCAGTATCATTACCTTTAGGATCTACAGCACCTGTATATGGTAATGGCAAGACTCTTGGCATTACCGATGGTTCTGCTACTAATTATGGATGGGCTATGGATTCAGCTGGTAATCCATTTCCATTCAGTGGTGCTTATAACGTTGCGCCCGGAGCTGCTGGCAATACAGGTAGTAAGCCAGCTAATACAAAAGCTTTAGGCGTAGTACAGACAGGAGAGTCAGGATTATATGCAGATTTATCTACAGCAACAGCTGCAACGATTAATCAGTTGCGTCAATCATTTCAGATTCAAAAATTGCTGGAGCGTGATGCACGCGGAGGTACTCGTTATACTGAAATTATTCGCAGTCATTTTGGTGTTATTTCTCCTGATGCTCGCTTACAGCGTCCCGAGTACATCGGGGGTGGATCGACCAATATTAGTATTAATCCGATCGCTCAAACGTCAGGCACTAATGCTAGTGGAACTACTGCCCCTCTGGGCACACTTGCTGCTATGGGTACTGCCTTGGCTCACAATCATGGTTTTACTTACTCGGCTACGGAACATGGCGTAATTTTAGGACTTGTGGCTGTTCGTGCTGATTTAACATATCAACAAGGGTTGTCACGTATGTGGTCACGTTCAACCCGCTATGACTTCTATTTCCCAGCATTTGCAACCTTAGGCGAACAAGCCGTCCTCAATAAGGAGATATATGTACGTGGTGATAGTAATGATAATTCTGTATTTGGTTATCAAGAACGTTGGGCTGAATACCGTTATTATCCTTCCCGTATTTCTGGTTTGTTTAGGTCTACTGCTGCAGGCACTATTGATGCTTGGCATTTGGCTCAAAGATTTACATCATTACCTACATTAAATAATACGTTTATCCAAGATCAACCACCAGTTGATCGTGTCGTAGCTGTTGGAGCTGCGGCAAATGGTAAACAGTTTATTTTTGATAGCTTCTTTGATTGTAAGAAAGCACGACCAATGCCAATGTACTCTGTACCTGGCTTGATCGACCATTTCTAATATGTTTGGAGGTCTATCTCTTGGCGGTGCTGTTGGCGGATTACTTGGATTTATTGGCCAGCAGCAAACCAATCAAAAAAATTGGGATATTGCTCAAGCTGCGAATCAAGCAAGCGCACAGCAAGCGGCTGCTCAAATGTCGTTTCAAGAGCGTATGCGTGAGACGCAGTATCAGACTGCTGTCGAGGATATGAAAAAAGCTGGGTTAAACCCAATGCTGGCATATCAACATGGTGGAGCGGGTACCCCATCCGGTGCGATGGGGCAGGTGTCCACGGCTAAAGTAGGTAACGCATTAGGTGCTGGCGTTGCAGGCTATCAAGCAATGCAGCTTAATAATGCGGAAGTTGAGTTAAAAAAAGCAGCCGAAGAAAATACGTCGGCTTCAACTATTAAAACAGAGGCAGATACTATTCAAACTGCCGTAAATATACAAAAAACGTTAGAAGACACTAAGTTAAGCCAACAGCAATATATAAATATGCAAGAAATGCTTAACAAATTGAAAGAAGAAATACTGCAAGTAAGAGCATCGACAAAGTTATCGACTGCTCAAGAGGCCAATGTGAAAGAAAACATTGCGCCATCAGTTGATCCATATTGGTATCGTGATTTAAAAAAAGGTGTTTCATCTGCCAAGCAATGGGCAAGTGAAAATATGAAATATAAAGGTGTATCGGTATTGCCCAACTTTGGAGGAAAAAAATGATTAAAAAACATGAAATGTTTTTAAGAACCCCTTATAACTATGATACGGATGCTGCGTCAAATGAGTCAGGTTTGGCTTGTGAGGAGCCATCCCTGGCTCAGCAGCATTTTAAAGAAGAATGCGATATTAATACCATTCTTCAGAAGTTTAATATTACAGGGCTATTACCAGAAGCCCCATTATCGCCTCGTTATGGCGATTTTAGCGGTATTGGTGACTATCATACCGCTTTGAACCGCGTTATCGCGGCTCAAGATGAATTTGAAGGCTTACCAGCCCAAATTCGGGCAAGGTTTGATAATGACCCTGCCCAATTGATCGAATTCTTACAAGATGAGAATAATCGACCAGAAGCCGAGGAACTCGGGTTAGTCGAAAAAGCAGCTGTTGAAGTCGTAGAAGCTGCAAAAGTCACACCTGAAAAGGCGGCTGAATAAGCCGTAGCACAGTTACATTACTTGATGTAACTGTGCTAGGTGACACCAAACCGAAAATGTACGATAAACCAGGAGCTAAAAATGATGTATAGAAAACCAGTAAATAAGCGTAAGTCGGCAAAGTCTTTTCGCCGAACCGCTAAACGTACTAAAGCTGCAAACATGCAAAAAGCCCCACATCGTGGTGGCTGGCGTCTATAACTAACTAAAATGGGTACCTCACATGCCTTGTTATCATCCTTTAAGCGCATTTCAATGCGCTGATGGCTCAATTGTCTTTTATGAATCTAAAAGACACGACACAGTCAAATCTTTATCTTTACCCTGCGGCCAATGCGTTGGCTGCAGGCTTGAACGCTCACGTCAGTGGGCTATTAGATGTATGCATGAGGCACAAATGCATACACAAAATTGTTTTATAACACTCACATATGACGATGCACATCTCCCAAGCGATAGATCACTACACTATAGAGACTTTCAGCTCTTTATTAAAAGACTACGAAAACGGTATCCTGGACGAAGAATACGTTATTACATGGCTGGAGAATATGGTGAAAACTTTGGGCGCCCGCATTGGCATGCCTGTATCTTCGGACTCGATTTCGATGATAAGAAATTATGGAAACGGACTGCCGCTAATTCTATCTTATATAGATCCCAAGACCTTGAATTACTCTGGCCATTTGGTTATTCCTCCATTGGAGACGTTACTTTCGAATCGGCAGCCTACGTGGCTCGATACATTATGAAGAAGGTTACGGGAAAAAATGCTGCAGAGCATTATCAAGAAATTGACCCAGATACTGGGGAAATTACTAATAGGACACCTGAGTTCACGAAGATGTCCTTAAAGCCTGGAATAGGCTACGAATGGTATAAGCAATATACTTCCGATGTATATCCACACGACTATGTTGTAGTTCGTGGAAAAAAAGTCAAACCTCCTAAATACTATGATAAAAAATATAAAATAGATAATCCATATGAGTTTGACGAACTGCTTTACATTCGTGAAAAGTCTGCTAAACTTAACTACGCAGACAACACTTTAGAGCGATTGGCCGTTAAGGAACAAGTCGCAAAAGCTAAGCTGCAAAAGCTTAAACGTAACCTCACTTAAGGAGCCTCACATGAAATTAACATTATGTTCAGTAAAAGACCGCGCAGCAGATGCATATGGTCGTCCAATGTTTGTACCATCAGTCGGAGTAGCAATTAGGAGCTTTTCAGACGAAGTAAACAGAAAAGATCCAGAAAATCAATTATTTAACCATCCCGACGATTTTGATCTGTATGAACTTGGTGAATTTGACGACAATACTGGTCTTTTTGCTTTACATGAACAACCAAAGTTGTTATCTTTGGGTAAACAAGTGAAAATTAACCAGGAATGATTTAAACAAGCCGTCTCAGCTTTAGCTGGGACGGAATAAACTCAGGAGCTAGCAAACATGCACCGTAATAAGTCAATAGATGTTCATCAATTTACGATGATTCCTAAGGCCGATATACCTCGGTCGTCATTTGATTGTCAATCAACACATAAAACTACATTTGACGCTGGATATCTGGTACCCGTATATGTAGATGA